TAATGAAAGTAGCTGAAAACAAATCACTATATGATGATGTTTATAAGCTGCGGACAAAATATTATGAACTATGTACTTTAATTAAGAAAGATAAATCAATTAGTCCCAGGCAAGCGAGATTTTTTAAAGCCCGGGTATTTGAGGGAAATTGGCCGAAAGCTTCAAGCAGCAAGCGCCAAGCCCTGAAGGCTTGACAGCTGGTCCTGGAGATGATAGGATGAGTTTAGAAAGGAATAAATATGGACACAACACAATTAAGAAGAATAGCGGACGCTCTGGAGGAGATCCTGAGACTAGTGAAGGCTGATCAAGAGAAGTTTGAGCGTTACAAAAAAGAGACTACAGAGAAGTGGGACAGTGAAACGAATTAAACACAATAACCTGCTGCCATGGTTTACTGATGATCATGGCACATTGCCGGCCAGTTACCTGGCCAGCTGTGAAGAGTTCTTCGAATGGTTAGAAGACTCGAAGCGAACCGGGTTCAAAGCACCAAGCACCAAGCAACAAGCGCCAAGCAACAAGCGCCAAGCTTCAAGCTTCAAGCAGCAGGGCCCGGGCTTCCCGGACAGCTGCAATAATTTATTTGACAGAGAAGTAGAATAGGATTATAAAGGACTTAGAAAGTATGAAAGTTAAAGAAGCACAAGCAATAACCGGTTCGATGACTCGAACCTCCAAGATGCCGGGCCTATCATACAGCCTGCCAGCCTGGGCATGTAAAACAGGTGCCAAGCTGCGCAAGGTTCCCGGAACGCCATGCTTCGGATGTTATGCACTCAAAGGAAATTATATAAGATATCCAGCTATTAAAAAAGCTCAGTACTTTAGACTGGGCAGCCTGGGCCATGACTCATGGACCACGGCAATGGTTGCACAAATTAAAAGGCAGAAATGGTTCAGGTGGCACGATGCCGGTGACCTTCAGTCTGTCGAGCACTTACGCAAAATTTTTGAAGTCTGTAGATTGACGCCCGGGACCAGACACTGGCTCCCGACTCAAGAGCGTCAATACCTGCTGGCTGTAGCTCCTAGTGAAGTTCCGGACAATCTCGTCATAAGATTGTCCGGATCCAAGATCGACGGACCGCAGCCCAGCTGTTGGCCTAACACGTCGACAGTGGTCACGAAGAGCGCCAGCTGCCCGGCACCGTCTCAAGGCGGCAAGTGCAAAGAATGCAGAGCATGCTGGACAAAATCTATTTCTAATGTAAGTTACGGCAAACACTAATGGAATTCAAACACCCAAAATATTATAAAAAACTAAGAGCAGCTAACAGGGTCCGGATAACCCCCAAGCTTATCCCTAAGAGCGCTTTTGAAATAACAAGCAACAAGCCTCAAGCTAAACCAGAACCTAGTTCAGGTTCTGAAATCTCAAGCAGCAAGCAGCAAGCGTCAAGCAGCAAGCATCAAGCTTAGGCCTCAAGCCACAAGCTACAAGCTCATCGATCCTTGATCCAGGGACCAAGAAGTATTGAACAAGTTTCGAGGACCTTGGACCAAGGGCCTCGACTAAGATAAATGTATTTTTCGGATGTGTCTTATGGAATGCAATTTGGTGTGGTGAAAATCGAACTTTATTTCCTTTTGTAACTTTTAATTCTACTGTGAAAAAGTGACCAGAATCATTATAGCCCAATAGATCAGGAGTCCCGAGAGAGCTAAGGTTTTCAATCCTAATCCATGAAATATCTTTAGAAACTTTACGAAGTTTTTTATATAATTTAGCCTCTGGGCCCATCTATTTTTTAAGGGTACATTCTCACTCATTTCACGTCGTAATGAGTCGATCTTAGTTTATCTGGTATCTGTAGTTTCTTCTCTTTTTGAGTTCTTAATACCAACCTTAATGAAGGTTGACCTATAATCATATGCTCGTGCACTTCCATTCTTTTAATCTCTTCAAGATAACCGTCCCTCTCCACATATATTGTTGCCTGACTAATTGCATTACCTTGATACTTAGTTTGTCCCATTGTGAACTTGCCTAAAAATTCTTGTAGATGTTTTACAAACATTAAAATCCTTCGTGATACCTTCGGTTGCTAGTTAAATCTGAAATTTGTTTTGCCAGCTTCTTATTATCTTCTTCAATCTCTGTCAATCTTATTTGAAGTTTTCCATTATGTCTTTGATGATTGTCATTTATATCTTGAGCGCCTCCTAACGTGCCTTCCAACTCCTTGACCTTAGCTTGTAAAGATAAATTAGTTTTCCCTAACTTCACTATCTTAGTAGATAACTCTTCTATAATTCTTTTGTTGCCATTATCATCTTTAGTTTCATCTTTCATATTGACTTTATAGGATAGTTACCTTAAATTGTCAAATATGAATTTTATAATATGGCATCTAACAGCCATCCTCGTGGTAATGGCATGCAGCCTTATCATCGGGTATAGTATAGGAAGAAAACATGGGAGTTCCAAAAAGACTGACTGAAATGCAAAAGAGATTTGCCGAATTTATAGTATTCGGTGGACCTGATGGACCAGTCTCACAGGGAGAGGCAGCTAAACTAGCTGGCTATTCTGAGAAGAGAGCAAGACAGGAAGGATCAGAACTAATGAACCCAAGACTATCTCCATTAGTTGCAACCTATATAGGTAAGCTAAAAGAAGAAAGACTTAAGAAGTTTGAAGTTAATTATGAAACACACGTAGCAGAACTTGCACGTATTAAGGAGTTGGCTCTAAAGAAAGGTTCTTTTTCTTCTGCTGTAAACGCAGAAACAAACCGTGGAAAGGCAGCAGGATTATACATAGACCGCAAAATAATAAAAACAGGTAAACTAGAAGACATGTCAGAAGAGGAGCTAGAAGCAAAAATGAAACAAATCCTATCTGATTACGAGCCTCTATTAAACGCGAAGACTGTTGAAGGTGAAGCATTGGAAGCTATTGAATCTTCTGGATCTTCTTCACAACAGACGTCGGAATCATCGTCCGGTCCCCAAAAGTAAAAGTTCCATCCTCATCCTTGTCATAAGAAGCAAATAATTTAATTGCATATCTATCTCTGTTATACAACCAGCCCTCATTAACAGGGAAACTTAATTTCATTTTATCAAATTCTTTATCGCTGGCCCAGCCGGAATCACTTAAGATATCAATCCACTCCACTCGGACTTTAGGAAAAGGTAATACGGGAGCTGTAGTAGTGACGTTTAATTTTCTTCTTTTCTTAGGCATAAGATCTTATAATACAAGTCTGCGACACTTAACAGTCTATTTTGTATTCAGTTTCAGAAAAAAACTTTTTTCTGAGATTTACCCCTCGCAGGGTTCGCAGCCTATATAAATCAACACTTCTAGCCTTCGCGCTACCCCTCGCGGACCCCTCGCAGAAATCATTTACCCCTCGCAGATTTTGGTTTTTGGATAGATTTTAAGTTTTTCGGATACATTTTCTCTAAACTACCCCTCGCGCTGCGAGGGGTAAATTGATTTTGCGAGCCCTAGAATGCAATCCCGAGCCCTAATTTGTGCCATAATATTGCCTTAATGTGGCCATATTCTCTTTGGCATCCGCAACTTTGTGTAACAATTTGTCAATTTCACCCGTGATGTCTGTGTGCTCTACAATCACCGAATTGGGACTGCTCATCAACAGATCTATTTTAAGCAGTGCGTCTTCCATCTGGTACTGGTAACGTACCATCAGAGCTTTATATATCTGTTCTCTCATGTACTCCTAACGATAAAACAATTCTTGGACTAATTCCTATAGCTTGATGAATTTCTCCAGCATTAATTTTAATTAAATCACCTGGTTCAAGAATATATTGTTTTTTATCTACAATATACATAGTTTCTCCAGCAAGAGCATATAAAATTACATCATATTTATCTTCATGTATAATAGAAACTGCTCCTTGTGTGAAACCTACAAACAAATCTACATCAATTTTAGCACCGTAAAGATTATATTTATCAATAATTTTTTTTATTAAGTTGTAAAAAAATTTGTCATTGTGGACATTTCTTACTTGATAAGTGCTATTTAATATAAAGTCATTTGAACCATTACCGATTAACCTAGACAAATAATTATTTCTAGATAAGAATTCAGTAAGATTATTAAAATCTAAAAATAAATTATCAAACGATTTTTCTTTTTTTTTGTTCAATTAATCCGCCTTCTTTTTTAGTGAATCACCAAACCTGCCCCTAAAGCCCCATGATCCATGATGCGTGGTCCATGAGTCGAGATTCGCGTAGATCTTAATATCACACTTTCTAGCGAGATCACAGAAAGCTAAATCTTCGCCCATCCACTCATGATCCTTAAAGCTTGTATCCCAAAAATTATACATATACTTATCTATCGCTCCCTTATATCCTATCTCTTTATCCATTTTATCTTGGTGTTCTTTATTAAAATTAATTTTTTTATCAGGATACTTCTCCATCAACGTTCTAAATACAGATCTATTAATTAACATTAAGCCAGCCGGAGCAGACTTTAACTCTACTAAATCAAAAGGTAAAATTTTTATATTATCAGGATCAATATGTTCCACAGGATATTTAGTCTGTAGAGGATTCTCTTTTAATCTATAAGGAGTAACTACAATATCTTTTTCAGGCACTAACATTCTTAAAGCAGCTTCATGAGAAAATTCTACATCCGCATCAACACATAACATATAATCATAATCACTAGCCATGAATCCTGCCGTCAATAGGTTTCTCGCATGAGTCACCAAAGAAGATTTAACAGATTTAAATACACATTCGATTCCAGATTTAGCGAGTACCGCATAAGTATTTAGGATAGAGACACACGTCTCTACCTTCATAGTATCATAACAAGGCATAGCAATATAGACAGTTGGCTTCTTACGTTCCATTAACAAAATCCTCCGCTTTCATTGGTTTAACTTTTTCTTTTTCATCAAATTTTATTTCATGATACATATCTAATCTCTTTAACCACTTATGTTTCCAAGACCTTAAATCAGCGTCTTGAAACTTGAATTCTTGGTAATATAGGTCAGGAGTACAGACCATTATAATTCCTTGTTTAATTTCTGATTGATGAACGTAGTCATGTGCCATACAATACGCGGCAATTTGTAAAAAATAATCTTCAATCCACTCCAGCTTCTTCGGGCGATTCGATTGCTTGAAATCAATAATAGTATCTAGACCATTGTGATTGCAAACCAAGTCAGTAGAGCCAGCATATAACCCAGGATAATACAATGTGACTTCCGAGCCGTAATATTCTTCAACAGGAAGTAAACCTTCTTCAATAATTTTTTTGGCCATGGGCTTCGCCTCTTGTCCGATCCCTGTAAGATCATCGTACCCAATTCCTGATACATGAGATTCAAGGAACTTGTGCATGGCAGTTCCCCGCCTACTACTATGATTTTTGATTCGTTCCGCTTCTTGTTCTCCAACTTTGGCCTTCCAGTCTTTTAAGAATTGTTGATTTTTTGTTTTGCCTAGTATCGTAGTTACACTTGGAAGTCTAGCCCCATTAATATCATAGGTCCGTGATCCTTGGTCCGTGATCTGTGTGCCTCGTACGTAGTTGTATTTATTATTTTTTTTCATCATACTAACAACTTTAGATTACCAGAAACCGTAATTCTATAATCATCACTAGTGAAAAACGGAAATACTTGATGAATCTGTTTAGCAGGAAATAATAACATCTTACCTTCAAAACTTTTATCTACATCCATGGGATCACAGGAGACGGCTCCAGAATGATCAGTATTTAAAAAAGCAAACTTGGAAGTATGGTTTTGAGTGCGGTCACCTTCTTTTTTTCTTACTTCAGAAAAGTAATTTTCTTCTTCTTTTAAATCATAAGGAATATTTATAAATACCACAAAAGAAAATAATCCTGAATGATCATGAGGAGGATTAAACTCATATTTTTTTTGAAAGTTAACCCACATATCAGAAATAAAAACTGGCCTGTGTTCATTTAAATAAGACATTCCTCTAAAATGTCTTTCCATCTGTGGCGTAGCTAAACAATCTCTTAATATAAACTTATTAAAAGATTCAGTAATATCCTCCATCTCATATTCCTCTTTTATGTGTCCAACTAAAGTATTATTAAATTTTTTTCCTCTTTCTTTAGCTTTCCAACATTCTTTTTTTAGCCATTCGTAATCATCCTTAGGTATTGTAGCACCTAAGCACCACCTATAATCTCTTATTGATTTTGATTTTTCCCAATTTGTCATGAATTATTCTTATTTATTAATTTTTTTTTCTTAGAATTTTTTTTAAAAATTTCTTCCCATCTTTTTCTATACAAATCGTTGGAAACCCTTGATTTTCCGTCCCATTTTCGACCTTTGGTTTTAGCTGTCATAATCCCCAATAGCGTTTTTAAGGGGTTGCCATTGATTTTCTCCGACTTTTTTTAAACTACTTAGAGGGACCTGAGATGATATATTTCCAGACACAGAAATTCTTTCAACATCAGCTTTAAAAGGAGCTACCCAATGTTTTAACCAAGCAGGAAAAATAAATATATCATTCTCCTCTGGAAAATGTGATTGATAAGTAATGGCCTGTCTATTTCCATCACCATAGACAAACTGAATACCACCAGGTCCACAACTTCTACCTCTATATTCTTTAAATTCTTTTTTTATTTCCTCTGGTACTTTTAAATATATTACAAAGGATAAATCATCTGCATGGTCATGAGGAGGGTTAAATTCATTTTTTCTTTGATAGTTAATCCACATAGCTCTTAATAAATAACTTGGAGGTTTTTTAAATGGTACACCTTTCCATTTTTCAAATATTGTAGTATACAGCTTTAAAAATTCATCCACGTATGGAAGTAATACATTATAATCTCTAAACCTAAATTCTTTTTGTAGAATACCCGCTAGTCTGGTTTGATAATCATACTCTTTGGTACTAGACGCCTCTCCTTCTTTTAATAATAAATTTTTAAATTCATCTGTAATTTTTAATTTAGCTACACATGGTCCCCACGATAAAAGTTGGTATCTTAGACCTGTTGATTTGGTTTTTTCTGTCATTCTAATATCATTGCCTCTTTATATTGTTGTAAGCTCACCACTTTTTCATCAAATATATAGTCAGGTGAGTAGTGATCTATAATTTGTTCTACTTTATGTAGTTTTACTTGAACATAAGGCCATAGTAAACGAGCGACATAATAAGCATCTCTAAATGTACATCTCCATCGCCATTGCATTAAATACTTAGTACCATTCTTTCTAAAACCTGATCTAGGTTTTTTAGTCACACTACCTACTTTTAAAATTTCATGCACCCAACGTATTACTGATTCATCAGTCATAGTTATTTCCATACTAATTCTCATAGAATTAGACATTCTATAACCTTCACCATTGTGTTTCTTTTTCTTTTCAGGACGTCTAGTGTAGTTGACACTACCTTCCCCATCAAAGAGTCCAGCTAGGTATGCAGCATCACTTACGTTCATTTTCTTCCTTCTTTAAGCTGTGATATACATGTGTTTTTATATCTTTTTTTGTACTTATAATAGTTAACATATCCACCCCACTATAAGCTTTAGCGTAAGCATTCTGACTTACAGCAACGGTTGCGCCTGAACTTAGCATTGCAAACTCAGTGCAAGAACTTGTCAGTACTATTACTCCCGTTATTAGCATCATCGTGCTCAACCATCGGGGGTTCATATACATAAAACTCTCCTTCTGAATCACATTCCCAACATTGATGAATATTTACATCTCTTGGGTCTTCTTGATCTTTTATTTTAACAAAGCCGTTGCCATTACAAACGTCGCAGATAGCTTTATGTACTCTATATTTTTTTAATTTTGCCATTTAACTTCTTCGCTTTCTCATTTGCAATCTGCTCAATGGTTTTACTTATAGATAATTTTGCATCGGGTAATAATACCTTAGACAAACTTATCAATGTCTTGTATGTTTCGTGCGTTAACGAAACATTTCTATATTTAGTTATATCGGTCATACTTCCTTTCATTTATTTCTGATGACTATATAGGATCATAATGAGAGTTGTCAAGATGAAAATAATATTAACTTTAATAATATGTAGCTATACTTCAGGTACATGCCTTCCTCCATATGAATGGCCTCAGCAGTATAATGATATGTATGATTGCTTTCAGGCAGGTTATGAGACTTCTTTTAAAAGGATGGAAATGCTAGGAAGGAATGAAGTTAATAAATATCAAATATATATTAGATTTACATGTAATCCTTCTAAAACAATTTGACAATATGGCAAGATTGTGGTAAGGAAAAATTCTTCACCACAATTAACCTACTCTTTATTTCCCTCTTAGAGTAGGTGTTTCATTATTCCATAGTAATAATAACCAAATAATAAATCCGTAGATTAGAATCATTATAAAGAAGAATATTAAAAAATTCATATTAACCCCTACAGTTTCCGTGCACGTACTCCTGCAGGAGCAAAACCTGGCGCGCACGTATAGGCTAGCCGCATGGCGCTGATTTTTCTCATTTTATTCACAGATGAAACCTTGTACAGTTCCTCTACCGTCATTAAGATACCACCCATTCTTTAGTGAATCTTCAAATTCTTTATAAGTTGAAATGGCTTCTCTGTGCTCATCGGCATACATTAGACACTCATGCACTTCTACCGGTTTTGAGAAGTTCAGTTTTTCTTTTACTAATGTGCCGTCGAAAAGAAGTATTAGAATAATTAGTGTTTTTGCCATAAGCTTCTTCTATTAATTTATACCAATGCTCCTTATATTTTGGATTACGGGTTTTATTCCACATGTTGGCGGCTTCGTCAATCCTCTCTAAAATCGTTTGTCCTTGTTCCATAACTAATAATTTTTTTTAGTCCTGGTGTATGTAATTCTATTTTAGCATATCTATCCCAGGATTTACGAATTAAATTTAATTCTAATATTAAGGATGACCATTGTTTAGTACTCATATTCTTACTTGTTATGGTTATCTTTTTTTCTTTCATATTTTATATATAGGATATCAGAGGATAAGTGTCAACCCCCTTTTTTACCTTTTCCACGATATTTTCCCATTCTTTTTTCGTGTTTATTTCTGTTTTTTTTATGACGACCTGGACGCTTTCTAGGCTTATCGCGTTTAGGTTTAGTTACTAAACCAAATTTAGCCCTTTTACTCATCAAATTGTCTTATATTTATACTATCTTTATGATTAATGTGGGGCATATAACTAATTTTGCCATTAACCTTTTGTTCAATATCTGAACCACAGGTTGTGCATCTAAATATAGTCTTATGGACTGATACAAAAATACTATCCTCGGTACAGATGGGACAAGTTCCATTAACAACCTGAGCTGCTACATCAAATGTTTTTCCGAAGGGTCGTTTATTCATATGGCTATACTATATAAACATCAGTATTAAATGCTAGGACTATTTTTGATTTGTTGTTTTTATTTGATAGAGACCCATGTCTCATAAAAGAAGGGAAGGTTAGAATATCTCCAGTTTCTATTAAAACCTTAATTTTTTCGTTATTAGATCCATCCATAAAAATAGTTTCCTGAGTATTTTCGAGCTGTAAATAAAAAACATTAGAAAAATTGCAGGTTGGATGAGTGTGTATGGCCTGGAAATCACCTTTTTCATACACTTGAAACCATATATTAGATAATATTAGTTTAGAATAATGAGTAAATTCACAAAAAGATTTTGCAAAATCAGGAGAATTATTTTTAACAAAATAATCTAAGTATTCTCTTTTCATGTTTTTGGTAATTTCCCAGTCAGTATGTGATATAGTTTGATACGGATCTTTCATAGGAGTTATGGGAACTTTATATATTAAATCTATAAGATGTTTTGCTTCTTCTTTAAATTTAGGGTTTCTATAACGGTATATATATTTATGTATTTCTTCTATCATCTAAAGTTGTAAGATCTTTACTTACTTTCTTTCTATCATATTTCTTTTTATCTTTTAACACAAGCTGACGGTAACGTCTATCTCTCAGAATCTTTGCTATTGGGTTCTTTTTATTGACACGAGAGACACTCATCATTACCACTGTCAAGTTCAGCCAATGCTTCTTGCTTACATTCCGCACTACAGAATAAATCTGAGTGTTGTTTGACTTCGAATTCTTCCTTACATTGATTACAATTTTTTTTCATTATTCTAATATTAACGCTCTATTTAGTTAATAGAGTAAATATAACATATGCCATACCTGTAATCAAGGCTCCTACAGATACTAATAGAATACTTTCTATCCGGTTTATTTGATTTTCTAATTTGTGCATTTTATCGTAAGTTTGTTTCTGCATAATCCTGCATAATTTTTCATGAGATTCGATTCTTTGTAATGCGTTGTCTTTTTTCATTATTCTAATATTAACGCTTTAATAGATTTTTCACCCAGGTAAATCTCAGTTTGAGCTTTACCCTTATAACATTTATAAGATACAGTTTCACTATACTGTCTCTCCGCTTCACGTTTCCCGCGAAGGCACATTCCCATTGAGGGTTGAATACGGTGTTCTTTAATCTCTCCGTTTACAAACATCAGTAATGCAAAAACTGTTTCTATCATTGTGTAGTCCCATTCTTATAATGTATTTCTCTGTTAGCGTCTTTTAATTCTTCTATGTCTTCTAACACTTTATCCAT